TGCGACTGGGCCGAGCGTGGAACCTGGTGGCGCGCGACCTACACCAAGTCGGGGCTGCTGGCCAAGCCGCAACGCTCCAAGTTCAAGGACCGTAAGGGCAAGAGCTGCTCAGGGCTACTGCTGCAAAGCAGCTACATCAATCGCGAGAACCAGCGCTACGGCATGGTTCGTGGGCTCATCAGCCTACAGGACGAGATCAACAAGCGCCGCTCCAAGGCAATGCACTTGCTGAACGTGCATCAAGTGGTCGCCGAGCAGGGTGCTGTGCCCGATGTCGACAAAGCCAGGAGAGAGGTAGCCAAGCCGGATGGCTATGTCGAAGTCATGCCGGGGCTGAAGTTCGAGATCCAGCAAACCACCGACTTAGCCACGGGCCAGTTTCAACTGCTGCAGCACGCCACCGCCGAGATGCAGCTCTCAGGGCCGAATGCCGCGATGAGCGGGACGGACTCACGGGAGCTGTCAGGGCGGGCGATTCTGGCGCAGCAGGCCGGTGGTGCGGTGCAGAACGAGCCGCTGGCCGACGCGCTCAGGTTCTGGTCGCGCCGCGTCTACGAGACGGCGTGGCAAGCAGCTAGGGAATATTGGACTGGAGGGAAGTGGGTCAGGGTGACCGATGACCTGGGGGAAACAAGATGGGTGGGGATTAACCGGCCCGTAAGATTGATGGATAAATTGGCCGACATGGACCCGCAGCATAGAGCCGCAGTCATGCAACAAATGCAACTTGTCCCTGGCGACCCGCGATTGCAGCAGGTCGTGGGGATTGAGCACGACATTTCGGATTTAGATGTAGATATCACCATTGAAGAGGGAATTGATATTCCATCGCTACAAGCGGAAGAATTTCAGTCGCTAGTCCAACTGGCTTCGGTGCAGCCTGGATTGATCCCTGGCGATGTCCTCATTGCGGCGTCAGGGCTGCGCGACAAGGACATGATATTGGAACGAATGAAACAACACCAACAACAGCAACAACAAGCACAGCAGCAGGCGGGGCAACTCGCAACGCAGCACGCGCAAGCCGACATCCAGGGCAAACAGGCCAAGGCGCAGGCGGATATGGCGCTGGCGCAGGAGCGCAAGGTGAACGCGGCCGCCAACGTGCATTCCGTGCATGGCGAGTTCAGCGCGCCACCTTACGGCCAGCCGAATGTGGCTCCCGACAACCCGCCTGGCGCGTCACAGCCGATGCTGCAGCCGGCGGATCCTGAGCAGATGACGCCTGAGATGGCGATGGCTCACCACATGACCGACCTGGCCAAGAAGCAGGCCGATATTGCCAATACACGCGCATCCACGATGCTGACCGCGGCGAAAATCCCGCAGACCGCGCAGCAGACGCTGCACACCGCGCACCAGACGCATCAGACGGCCCTCACGACGAACCGGTTGATGCGCACGCCGATTCCACAGCCGCAGCCGCAAGGAGGTGCGCCGTGAACCTGCTACTGCTGGTCGTCATCCTGATCGTGCTGTTCGGCTTCGGCGGCGGGTACTATGGCTATCGGTCGGGGGTGTACGGATACGGCGGCTTCGGAGGAATAGGGCTTGTGCTGCTGATCATCGTGCTGCTGCTGCTGTTCGGTGGCGGCCGGTTCTGGTGATGCCGCGTGCTGTTTTGGACGCTGGTTGGGCTCGGGGTATTTGCGGCGCTGATCTGTACGATCCTGGTGATCGCCATGATCCGGGCGACGCGGGACAACGAGTGGTGACGTGGTGAGCCACGGGGCGCTGCTCGGCATCATGGTGCTGGCGCTGGTTGTGCTGCTGATCACCGCGGTAACGTGATGGGATGATCCTGCAGAACACCCCGTTCCGCTGCCTTGCGTGCCATCACAGGTGGATGGACGATCTGGTGATGGACGCGCCTGCGATGGTTGTTGTTGCCTCGATGCGCGCCATCCATTGCCCGCAGTGTGAGGCTGGCTGGAAGCGCATCGCGATTGCCATCGAACCGTCGCGTGACGACACGCCGCAATAGCGAGTAGGGGCGGCTTCTGGCGGTTACCGCCCGCTACTCTCCCGCGCTCCTTGCACGGACGCGGTGCGGCACCACAGCACGGTCGAGTCGAAGTGGCAACGGGGTGTAGGATGATGGCTCGTCCCCGCTACAAGCTGACACCGGCCAGAGCCAAGGTGGTGGGTCGTCTGGGTGGGATAGCGCGGGCGAAGGCACTGGCGCAGCACCGGCGACAGGAGATTGCCCGGAAAGCTTCGCTGACGCGCTGGGGCACGCTGTATCGTCTGTGACGGCGCAAAGACGCAAAGACGTATAGACGCAACGACACATGGAGAATTATGATGGCCAGAGTTCACGTCACGGGCGGCTATTTGAACGTCGAGGGGATGAGCGGCGGATATCCGGATCAAGGGCTGCCTGGATCGCCTGCCTATCCGGATCAGGGGCTGCCGGGCGACCAGCCTGGGATCGACAACGCGCTGCCGGAGCCCCCGCCTGGCATCTGGCCGCCACCGAGCCTTGGCAATCCCATCGTGCCGATTGGCCCGGACAACACGCTGCCGGTCCAGCCCGGTACAATCTGGCCCTCGCCTGGACGCCCGAACCGCCCAGACCAGGGACTGCCAGGAGGCGGTGGACACCCTGGTGGTGGGCCCATGCCCGGCAATCCGCCGCGACCCGACCAGGGCCTCCCTGGCCGCCCGCCGCATGCCAGCGGTCAGCCGGTGCCGGGCGGTGAGCGACCCGATCAGGGGCTTCCGGGCGGGCAAGGCGGGCAGATCGACAACGCGCTGCCCAGCAAGACGTATTGGGCCCTAGTCTACATGCCGAGCCTTGGATGGCGTTTTGTAGCTCTGGACCCATCGCTGCGCCCTGGCATGCCGCTGCCGCCCCACGCACAGCCGAAATGACGAGGCGGGGACGGGCGAAGGACGCTGGCCGTCCCTGACCCCATCCGTCTCCCATCCCGTTCTCTCACCACGGTGGCCATCGCGCGGGCCATTCATGGCTGCACCAAGTCTATCACGAGATAACAACGAGTCACAGGGGCTTCACGTCATGAAACGCTTACTCGCAACGACCGCCATCGTGGCTGGGGCTTGGTTCTTCCACGCGCCGGCCTATGCCGCGGTCATCTTGTCGTTCGGCCAGACTGCCGGGACGCCGATCACGGCGACGGAGAACGGGGCACAGACCGCAACCACGCTGAGTGCGACTGACGCATCCATCTCCATCACCCAGATCGAGAATGGCTCGCCGGTCAATGCGTTCTTCGACCTCAGTGCGGCATCGGATGGTGCGGCTGTGCCGATCCTCGGCGGGTCAGCACAAAAGTTCAGCGGCACGTTCAGCATCACTAGTTCCATTGGCGGCACCGGCACGAACTACCTCAGCGGCACATTCGCTGACGTGACATTCGGCAGCGGTGCGGGTGGAGCGCTCGCCGTTGGTGCCCCGCCTGACAGCCTGACACTGACATCCGACGTGATCACCGACCTGTTCAATCCGAGCGCTGTGGGGTTGGCGTTCGCTGGCATTACGCCGGCATTCCAGATCGTGGGCACCAGCATCGGCAGCTTCACGAGCTCCGTGTCGGGCACGTTCTCAGCATCGCCTGCGGAGGTGCCGGAGCCTGCCACGCTGGCGCTGCTCGGGCTGGGGCTGCTCGGGCTGGGGTTGGTGCGTCAGCGGCGCGCGTCATGAGCGGCCAAGCTAAAGGCGTGGACGTTGCCAACGAGGCGCGGATGCAGATCAAGGCGCTTGCCGAGGCGGTCATTAGAATGAAGGTGGGCACATCCAACGCTGAAGCGCTTGCCAACATCATGCTGGCCTACCGGCACCTCGAGGATGCCAGCATGCGTCTGGGCAAGGTCATCCAGGCCCTGGACGGCGGCGTGTCGGTCTATGACAAGCGCAGCACCGTCGGGGCGTGACTGAGCAGGAGCGCGCCAACGGGCTGCTGGCGGGGATCTCGGAGCGTCTGATCCGGGTGCTGCCGCCAGCGTTCATTTTGCTGTTGATCTTGAACGCGATGTTCATGTTCATGTTCTGGTGGATCTACGACCACAACACCATGGCCCGCGCCGAGCTGCTCAACCGGATCGTGGAGAAATGTCTGCTGCGGCCATGACCCAAGCTGAGCGGCGCGTCCTCGATCTGCTGGCGGATGGCGGCTGGCACCGTGAGAGCGAGTTGCGGACGACGTTCCGGCTATTGGAGTGGCTGTATCATCGGGGTCTGGTGGATGGTGCGATGCTGACCTCGGGCGGCACGGCGGACGACCGGTTGTGGCGGCTGGGTAAGTGCCCGTGAGGCTTCAAAAGGCTGATTTTGGAGAGTAGAGGAAAAGAGAAAAATCCGCCTCTGCGTGGCAGGGTCAGGACCGAACCGGCAGTCGGCCCCGCCAGCGCAGGCGTTCGGCGTGTCGCACTCGATGCCGTGGCGACGCGGGCAATAGATCGGTTTCGGCTGCCAGTCTGCGGCCATGCTGCCTCCTACTCCTCAACCTGCCCCTCACGCTCTGTGCGCCTGATCAGCTTGTAGAACATGCACGGCACGTCCGGTTCTCCCTCGCCACCCCAACCGCAGGTCAGGCATTGGCGCTCGCCAGCATAGCCGGTGACGCTGCGGAAATTGGCGCTACCGCACCAGTGGCATTGCCGTCGAGGGTCGAACATCAGGTTCCTACTCTTCAAAATGCCCATTTCCGCGCCTGACCCCCAGAGAAGTGCCAGTTGCCACAATTGGACGAGCTAGAAGACCGTGTCGAGGCACTTGAGGCGGCGCTATACCGCATCAAGCAGTGGGCGGATGCATATCCTATGCAGATATTTCCCGAGGTGACTGAGGACTACGCCAAGCGCGCTCACGAGGTGCTCACTGCCAATGGCATGACGCTTGACCGGCTGTCGGCTGACGCCATGCGCCATGTTGTCCAAGGCGTCGGCAAGATCGCGCGCGAGGCGTTGGAGAAAAAATAGCCCCGCACTCACAGGGAGATACGGGGCGCTGAAGTTCTCGGACTTATCGCGCCCCCACCCTAGCACAGCGGAGTGCCGCCATGCCAGCCAGCATGAAACATGTCGTCTCGGTTCCCTGGACCGACGAGGAGCGCACCACGCTGCGTCGCATGTGGGAGAACGGCATGGGGCCGGTCCTCATCGGGCGCATGCTGGGGCGCAGCAAATACAGCGTCACCAAGCAAACGCAGGCGTTGCAGTTGCCGAAGATGCGGGAGCAGCCCGGGGAGACGCCACCGTCCGAGCCGCGCCAGCGACCAGCACAGCCGCTGCGACCCGGCGCCCGCACGCTGCCGCCGCTGCCGAGTGAACTGACGGCCGAGAACCTACCCTCCCACAGGTGAGGCCGAAGGGCGGCGCTCCGCGTCTGCCAGACGAACCGGGCGCGGAGCCGATCGCCACCAACACGCATCTCCGAGGACCATCATGGCTAACAACGAGCAACTCGAGAGCTTCCTCGCGGGCGAAACCGCGACCGTCGCGGAGGAGCCGAAAGCGCCACCAACAGAGGCGCTTGAGCCGAAGGTCGAGACGAAGGCCGAGCCGACGGCTAAGCCTGACAAGGCCAAGCCAGAGGCTGATGAGGACACTGACCCGCCAGAGCCGCTGGAGGGGGAGCCTGTCATTCCGCGCCGTGCCTATGAGGACGAGCGGCGGAAAAGACAGGACTGGAAAGCCAGGGCGGTCGAGGCCGAGACCAAGCACAAGGAGTTGCAGCGCCAGTTCGAGGACGCCCAGCGCCGCGCCACAGCACCGCCACCGCAGCAGCAGGCGCCACCACAGCCGCCGCCAGATCCGGCCAGCGATCCCCGCGGCTTCGCCCAGCATCTCGTCCAGCAGCAGCAGGCGGCGCTGCTCAACGAACGGCTCAACAACAGCGAAATGATGTTGCGGGATAAAGTGGGCGACGAAAAGCTGAACGAGTACGTGCAGGAGTTCCGCAACCTGGCCGCCGCGGACCCGACGCTGTTTGGCAAGCTCTACAGCCAGCCTCACCCGTATGCATGGCTGACCCGCGAGGTCGATCGCCTGCGCCTGGTGCGCGATGTCGGTGACGACCCCGCGGCGTACAGGGCCAAGATCGAGGCCGAGGCGCGCGCCAAATGGGAGGCCGAGGCCAAGGCGCAGCCCGCCCCATCACCCGCCGCCGGCATGCAGCCAAGCCTGGGCACCGCCCGCAGCGTCGCAGGGCGCACCGCGGGGGCATGGTCCGGCGAGCCAAGCCTCGAGGACGTACTCGCGCCAGTGCAGAACAGGCGCAACACGAATGGCAGCGGGCAGGTACGCTACTAGTGGTGCAGGTAATTCCACCACGCAGCGCCCGAGGCAAACGCTGCCACCACGATACCCATCGCACTCAGCGCAATCGTCCAAGTCTGGCGCCGCAGCTTTCGCAGCTCCATCCCTATGTCGAAGTGCGCCTTTTGGATTTGCACGTCCATCAACGTCATCCTCAGTTCGTGTTCCGCTCTCTCCTGTTTGCCTTGGCTTCCAGATGAACATGCCGGTGTCCGGCTCGTAATCGAGGACGGTGCGCAGTTGGTCCGCGGTTAGGGTTCCGTTTATAGCTTGGTAAGCCATGAGCTGCTCCTTCCAGCAGTTTGCGGTCAGAGCCCTGGAGACCGTCTGACAACGGTCCAGGGCTCGCCCTCCATAGCACACAGTTCGCGGGACTTGCAGGCGCAATCGCCTCGTTTCGCCACGTTCCACGCTGCCGCCGAGCGGGACCGCAAGGGTCCAACACGGGCGTACTGAGGCTGCCGCCGAGCTCAACGGGCGTGAGATCCACGAAAGGAGCGAAATCCCACACTAGGAGTGCTCGGCTATGGCCGATATGAATATTTCCCCAGCTAGACCGGGTTTAACCCCGATCATCTGGCAATCGGATTTTTGGGTAGAATATCTCCGCGAGAACCAATTTTCAGTATATTTTGGCACGACCCTCGATGCTATGATCCAATTACAGACGGATTTGACCCGAAAGCGCGGCGACACCGTCGTGTTCCCCACCGTCCGCAATCTGGTCGGAGCCGGGGTAACTGGGAATACGGTCCTAGAGGGCAATGAGGAGGTGCTCAACGCCCGCAGCCTGAACGTCGTTGTCGGCGTCATCAGGCACGCGGTCGCGGTCAGCGAGTGGGACGAGCAGAAGAGCATCATCGATCTGCTCCAGGCCGGTCGCCAGGTGCTGAAGAACTGGGCCGCCAACAAGCTCAGAGCAGACATCATCACCAGCCTCGGTGCCATCACCGCAGACGGCAATGTGCAGCTCACCTACGCGGTCGCAACAGCGGCACAGCGCAATACCTGGCTGGTGAACAACTCGGATCGCGTCCTTTTCGGTGCCAGCAAATCCAACAACACGGGCGTCTATGCCACCTCGCTGACTAACGTCGACAACACCGCCGATAAACTCACCGCCGCCCAGGTCACGCTGGCCAAGCGCATCGCGCGCACCGCCACGCCCAAGATCAGGCCTATCCGCGTCAACCGTGACGAGGAGTGGTACGTAATGTTCGTGCCCAGCATGGCGTTCCGCGATCTGATGCTCGATCCGGTGATTATCAACGCCCTGCAATATGCCTGGAACCGCGGCTCAGACAATCCGTTGTTCACCGCTGGTGACATCCTCTATGACGGCGTGATTATCAGGGAAATCCCTGAACTGCCGGTGCTGGCGGGCGCTGGCTCCGGGGGCACCACCGATGTCGCTGCGTCGTATCTCTGCGGCGCACAGGCGATTGGCATTGCCTGGGCTCAGCGCACCAAAGTGATCGAAAACCGACGCGACTATGGCTTCTTCAACGGCGTTGGCGTGGAAGAAATCCGCGGCGTGCAGAAGCTGCGTTTCGGCGTTGATCCCACTGTTGATACAACAAAACCAGTGGACAACGGGATCGTTACGGTTTGGAGTGCTGCTGTAGCTGACGCATAACTGGGTGATCATCAGCTATTTCTTGGGCTATACTTCTAGGAGACCAGACATGCCAAGTGACAAGAACCAGCACGGCGAGATGCACGGCGCGCATCCCAGCCAGCAGTCGCAGCTCCCACCGCCCGGGCCAGGTGAGCAGCGAGCAGGGTATCCGGCCGGACCGCCGGAGCCAGGCCAGCCGGGATGGCGCCCACCATCGGAGCCGCGCGCCGCACCGGCCGTCGATCAGAAGATGGAGGCCGAGCGCAAGGAGGCGCAGGCGGTCTCCAGCATCGGCGCGCAGATCATCCTCGACTACAACTCCGAGGCCGGTCTCGGAGCGCGTGGCGGCGCGGGAGGGACGATCGAGGAGAACCAGATGGTCCGCGACGAGGGTCTTGCTGCGGTGGGCCTCGATCCGCAGAACCCGAGCGGGCCGCCGCCGATGGCGCCGCTGGAGCCGCCGCCGGAGCGTGCCAGAAGCAACGCGCCGCCGATCTCCAGCAAGGCCACGCGCATGACCTCCCTGGCCGCCGGCATCATCACCGGCAACGAGGCCACGCCGCCGCCTCCAGAGGGCGGTGGAGGCGGTTCCACCGCGCCGGTCAACACCGCCGTGCCGCAGGTCACGCAGAGCGGCACGACGCTGAGCTGCACTCAGGGCGAATGGACCAGCGAGCCCACCAGCTACGCCTACGCCTGGCAGGTCAACAGCGTGGGCGTCGGCACTGACGCAGCGACCTACGACGTGCAGCCGGCTGATGTGGGGCAGAGCGCGACCTGCACCGTGACCGCGACCAACGCTGCAGGGTCGGCGGCAGCGCCTCCGTCAGTCGGCGTTGTGGTGGCCTGAGATGACGATATCGGTCGGTACGATCGCACAGCAGGCGTTGCGTCGTCTTGGCGTGCGTATCGTACCGCTCGATGATTCTCCAACCTTGGTGGAAATGGTTTCATTCGACACCATCGCGATTGGCGCCCTGATCGAACTCGGGGTGATCGCCTCGGATGAAACGCCCATCCCGTCCGACATGGTGTTCATGCAGGACAAGGTGTCGAGCGTGCATGCTGCTTTAGACGCCCAAGGTATTGTGTGGTGGCCGGTCGGCAGCGTCCCGCGCGCGTTCACCGAGGAGTACACCAAGCTGACGGCAGCGATGGCTGGTAGCAGCTTCGGCAAGGCGATCGACCCGGCGATGGTGCCGCTGCTCGAGGCGCGCGTGCGCAAGGGCGCCATGGTGCTGTCTGCCGACGACAACGCGCAGCAGGCGGTGCAGGCGGTGCATGACGACCTGGTGATGCGCGGCATCGCGCGGTGGACCAGCCTGGATATTCCAACCGCGCTCGGTGATCCGTACGTCGTGCTCACCTCCGCCAATCTCGACCCGCTGTTCGGCCTGCAGACGACCGACGCGAACGACGTGCGCGACGCAATGGTGGCGATCTACCGCTATGTCGCGCTGCCGAGCAGCGGCGAGACGGTGTCGACGGCGTATTTCTAAATCCCACGAGGTGTGCGGTGGCGTATAAGCTCGCGTACAGTGACTACTCGACGGCCTCCGGACCGCCTGATCCAGCGGCGTGGGTTGGGCCACCTGGGCCTATGGGACCGCCTGGACCGCAGGGCGTGCCTGGTCCGATGCCTCCGGGCGGCCCGTTCCTGCCGCTGACCGGCGGCACGGTGTCGGGCGATACTTGGATCAATACCCATCTGGGGCTGGGCACCAGCAACTCGGTCGTATCTGGCGCGACATGGCAACCGCTGCTGGACCTCAATACCGGACTGACCGGCTCCACAACGGCATCCAGCGCAACCGACGTGTTCCGGATGACCGTCAACCAGGACAGCCTCGACACCTCCGGTAGCGCGGGTGGATACGTCAACTATATGGGCCTCAATGCCAACTTCGGCGGCGCCACGATGAAAGGCAACCGTCAGGGTTTTGCTGTTCAGATCGGCCTGACCGCGCCAAGCGGGAATACGCCGCAGGGTGGCTCCTATGTCGGCCTCGTCAGCACCGCAGCCGCCGTTGTTTCCGACAATGGCACCGGCCTTACGACGGGGACTATTGGCGGCAGTCTCTATGCCGCTAATCTTTACGCCTACACGGCCGGATCGGCGCGGAACTTCGGTTTGGTCTGCGGGATGGAAATCAACCCGGCAATCGGCAGCGGAACTTCGGCCACCCAAATTGTCGGGTTGCAGATCGTGCCGACTGGGGCACATCAGGTTCGTGGTGCATGGCACAATGATACCGGCTGTCTTATCTCCGGGCAGGCTGGGTCTGCCGGGTTAGACGTGGGCTATGCCGTCGGTTTCTCTGGCGGTTACTGGCCGATCCAGAGCAGCGGCTCGATCTTTCGGGCGCAACAGTCAGCGAGTGCGGCAACCGCACAGTTTGGCGTTGCGCTGCACGAGGCGTCGTTCCCAGAGTTTACCGCAGGTACAGGCACGCTAGGAGGTGCCTTCGTCAGCAACGGCTTCGGTGTGGATGGACTGGGCGCGGTTCGCGTCGGCACCGGATACCTGACACCGGACAGCGGCGGCGTCGGTTTGGACGCGCATGGTAGTGTCGGCACAGGTACGCCAACAGTCGCAGCACAGGGTACCGGCTATAACGTCGGGTCTATCATTTACGATCCATACGGCGGTATCTACAAAGTCAGTTCAACCGGCGCGGGTGGCGCAGCTCTCGCAGTGACGGTACTGACCGGATCGTTCGGCGAAACACACCAGCCTAGCTGGGCCAATGCGTCACCGCCGGCTAATCCTGTGCCGACGACGATATGGGCACGCGAAAGCGGCGCCAGCGGATGCACACTCAATCTGACCTGGGATACCAGTCGCACGCGTTTGTCGCTCAGTACTGGCGGCGGTCAGATTTGGCTGAGTGGACAAACGACAGGGTTCGCCAACGTCGATTTCCAAAGCGGTATCACGTTCGGCAACAACATCGTTGGCAGCACAACTGATTTGTCGAAGGGCATCCAGTTCTATTCTGGGTATGGCATCGCGCTCAGCGGCGGACGATTGAACTATGTGGGTGCCGCTATGCATGCGTTCGTCGTTGGCAGCAGCGATATCGTGACGTTTACATCTGGTGGTACGACGTTCATCGCGCCTGCATACAGTACCAGCGTGATGCAAGTGGGATTTGGCAGCAACAACGCCATCAAACTCACGACAGGCGCCCCCGGATCAAACGCGGTGCTGCTGGTGGGTCAAGGCACAGATGCCAGCCCGGTGATGGATTTCCAGGCGACAGGAACGGGTGGGTTCCGGTTCGTTTCCAAGATCGGTTTCAACGGCACCGTACCCGTTGCCAAGCCGACACTGACCGGCGCATGGGCCGGCAACACAGCAGGCAAGGCACTTGCGACACTGCTCGCAAGCTATGGGCTGTTGACCGACAGCAGCACTGCTTAGGACCGCACATGGACATGCAGCCGATCGAACCATCGCGCCAACTCTCCGCCACGCTCACCGCGCAGCAGTGGGAGGCAGTGCTGGGCCATCTGGACGCTGGACAGCATCGCGTGGTGCGCCCCATCATCGACGCGCTGATGCAGCAGCTACAGCAGCAGTCGCAGCCACGGTTCGCCATGGAGGACGCTGACCATGCCTGACGGCGTGAGCATCCCCGGCGGACCGTCCTTCGCCGGAACGCCGTCCTTGAGCGTCCCTGGTGGCCCCGATTTCGTTGGCAACCCGCAGCCGCCAGA